TTAAGTCTGAATTATTCAATGAATTATTTCAACCGTTGTTTATAAAACTGTACGGTAAGAATATCCGGTTAGTAAAAGACTCAATAGCAAATTGGCGAAACAACTTTGGTGGTGAACGTCAGGTAACGTCAACAGGTGGAACGATCACAGGAAAGCATGCAGACATTCAATTTATTGATGATAGTCTTAGTGTGGAACAGGCAAGCAGTGAAGCAGAGGTAAAAACATGCCATAGGTTCCATGATACGACAATGCCGTCAAGGTTCAAAGATCAGAATACAAGTCTTACGATTTACATAATGCAGAGGTTGTTGGAAGACGATACAACCGGGCATGAATTAAGAAAAGGGACTGTAATAGATCATATCAGTTTACCGGGCGAGATTAACGATGAAATAAGACCAAAGCCAGAAAGTGCATCAAAACTCTATACTGATGGATTACTTGACCCGGTAAGGTTGAACAGGAAGGTTCTGGAAAACTATAAGAAACGGCTTGGTTCGTATGCGTATTCCGGTCAGATACTACAAGACCCGGTTCCGGCAGGTGGTGGTAAGATTAAAGAGAAATGGATTTTGTACGCTGATGAAATAATGCGTGACGAAATAATAGAATGGACAGTCTGGATTGATGGAGCATATACTGAGAATACAGAAAATGACCCAACAGGTATATGGATTTGTGGAGTGTTCAAGCAGAATCTTTATGTAATGTACGCAGTAAGTAGGTTCATGGAGATCAATGAACTGATGAAAGAAATAAGGTCTATGTTTCCGTCAGAAAAGACGAGAAGCATGTTTAACCTTAGAAATAATTCAAGGATATATATTGAGCCAAAAGCATCCGGTAAGACACTAAGGCAGTTATTGTCAAATGAAGGTTTTAATGCAATAGAAATTGATAGTCCTTTAGTACAGGGTGGTAAGATAGCCAGAGGCAATATGATTATTCCATACGCAGAGGCAGGACGTTTAAGATTGATAAAAGGTTCATGGAACAGTGAGGTTATATACCAGTTGACACGTTTCCCGAAGGCAATACATGACGAGTATATTGACTTGGCTGGGTACTCAATAGAGAAATTGCTTTATTATGTTGATAGTGAGGGAGAAAAAAATTCTGAAATAAATCCGTCTGAATTCTATTGAAATTGTTTACATTTGATGAAAATTGTAGGCGATGAACATAAAAGACGTATTATCATTACAGTCTTGGGCTGATAGGATTAATGCATTAAAACAGGTTGGTGGTGATAGAACGAAAGAGGCTAATCGTTTATATTATGATGGTACGCATCCTATCTTAACAGACCCAGACAGGTTAGATGTGGTTGTAACGCTTTATGAAAAAGACACTACAGTTGCAAGTGGGAAAAAAGAAATAGGCGCAAAAACGGTAATTAAAACAAGAAAGGTTCTTAATTATCCGGTACAGTTAATTGGAACACTTGCATCCTTTGTATTTGGCAGTCCCCCTGATCTTATTTTAAATACCAATCCTGCAACGCCAGAACAGACGAAAGCGTTTCAAAAGATCAAAGATGTATGGAAGAAGGAAGCACGTTTGGATGAACATAATAAAGCACTTTTACGGACAGTTTCGGTTGAGACAAATGCAGCCGAATTGTTTTTTAATGACAATCCTGATGAACCGAAAAACGGCAAGTTAAAGGTTATGTTATTGTCAAAAGAGAATGGCGATGATTTCTGGTCATTCTTTAATGACAGCCGGGACATGGAAGCGTTTGTGAGAAGGTTCAATAAAAAGATAGTTGAGAATGGCTCAGTAAAGGAAAAAACGTATGAGGAAATATGGACGGCTGACAGGTATTTTCTTATTGATGTTACAGATAGCGCAGTAAAAGAAACACCTGAAAAAGATACTGTAAATCCATACGGAAAAATCCCTGTAATTTATTACGACCAGAAAAAGACTGAATGGTGGAAGATTCAGAACTTAATCAATACGATGGAGAAGATGGAGTCGCAACTGTCTGATGTTAATACAAGGGTAGGACATGCAGCAGTAAAGATTACCGGGGAACTTATTAATATGCCTGATGCAACGCAGGACGTGAAAGTTTATCAGATCAAACCAACGACAGGAACAGATGGAAAAACCTTAACAGGTGACGTTGCATATCTTGAAAGTCAGACAGCACCCGAAAGTGTTAAATTAGAACTTGACCGTACAGAGGAGGAGATATATAAATTTACGAACATACCAGACCTGTACCAGATATTTATGAATGATACCAATGATTCAGGAAAGGCTCTGAAAATACGGTTATTCCCTGTTAATATCATAATTGACGAGAAGAAAGAAATTTACGCTCCGGGACTTGACAGACGTGTTTCGCTTTTAAAGACTATGTTGGAGAAAATTACAGGTGATAATGTTTACAAGGATTTGGATATTTCTGTACAGTTTAATGATTATATTCCTGAGGACGTTGCTACGACGATTGATAACCTTATGTCAGCGAATGGTAATAAACCAATAATAGCACATAAGAAATCAGTTGAAATGTATTCTGTAAACAAGGATGCAGAAAAAGAATACGTTCAAATCAAAACTGAAATAGCAGAGGAAGCAGCAACAGGAAGTACATTTGGAACAGGTATAACAGAATAAGTATAAATATATTAATACATAAAAACATGAAAAGGTATTATGATGGACTGGAAGAAGAAAGTATGGCAAAGGGAGGAACTTATGACATACAAGGAGTTGTGGAAGTTGACTCAAAAAAGATATGGGGATTTAATGCAGGTGATACAACAGTTGTTGCAGCAATAGGTGGTGTGGCTATCGGTGATAATACAGAAACAGAAGTAGACTTGCTTTCAAAACTCACGAATGATGCAACGAAAGCATTGTTTACAAATGTCTTGTACAGAATTCCCGGCTATATCATGACCACAGTTACCCTGACGTCAGGCAGTCTGCATTGTTATCTTACTGTAGCACAGTAAAATTAAAATCTGTAAGAAATGAAATTACCGGGATTTATACATACTGGTATATCTGCAAATAAAAGTAATGCGGAATCTTGGAATAGTTACTGGACGAAACGAAAAGCATACGAAGCCGGATCGTTTGATTTTGTCAATGGTGTATGGACAGATTTAACGGGACATAATCAGGGTATATTAAAGAAATCTTATTGTCTTAGTTTTGAAGGTTCTTATGGTGGCAGTGTAAATACTGGAAAGACATTTGCTGCAATAAAAAACGCCCCTCCAATAACTCTAATGTGCAGAGTTAAGTCAGATGATGTAACTCAGGCACAAATAATATTTAGAGAACGAGAAGGCGGTGGTAGTGGAATTACAATGGGTTCATCAGTAATGAATTGTAGGTTTACTGATGGTACACATACAGACACAACTGCATCTTTGCCAGTACAGAATAATACTTGGTATCATTATGCTATAACGAATGATGGTTCTTATATTATTCAATATCTAAATGGTATTGCTATTGGTGCTCCTTTGGCTGTAACAGCAACTACATTTGGTGGTTCTTATAATAATGTTTATTTAGGTTATACGGGATCGAAAATTAGGGGGGATGTATGTGATTATAGAGTTTATTCAGATGTAAAAACTCCTGCACAAATTCTTTCTTATGCTAAAGGATTATATGATTGGACAAATCTTATTTATGCTTTACCATGTGCAGAAGGATTTGAAAATGATGTAACAGGAAATTATAAACTATACGAACCAGTGGGGGGAACATATCTTGATATTGCTACTGATACTGATACTGCATGGGCAACACAGGATATATTCCATTTTAATATTCAGTGTGGATTTACAGAATGTTATACTGAGAATACCGGGAATGAGAAAATCCTGATAAGGGTTCCCTATAATAATGGAGTAAAACATACTACTCCTTATTATTCTGTCAAGACAGAAAGACCCGCAAAAGCATCTGGTCATAATGGAGCCGAAACAGTAATTGATGTTAACGGAGTTGAGTATAGTTATCAGGAAATGTTATTTGATAGCGGACATATTCAATTTGCGGACATTAATGCAGATTACGATTATCAAAAACTCACTATTACAGATGGGGTTGAGCCTAAATACTTACAACTGAGAGATGAACTAAATTATGATACGATAATGCAATATGTCTATGGCAAAGAAAATATTGCAACATTCAGAAATGCAATTAAAACATATACTGCCGGATTAATAAAAACTGCAAATATTGGTGACTCTTTATCGCCGAGTAAATTTTGGTCATTTTATAAGATGGGACTTTATTATACAGATTTTGGCGGGGCAGGGATGCAATCGGTACAAAGTAATCCAGTATTGCAGGCTGTAGAAAAAACCAATCCGGGTATGATTACATATTCTATTTCGTTACACTGGACAATAAAAAGTGCGTCAACAGCGACAAATGCCAAAGAACGTGGGATAATGACGGGGTCTGCATCAACAAATAATGCGGCAGCGACAATGAGCTTTCTTGTATCATTTTTTAAATCTACAAATATTAAAGTTTGGTTTTATAGAAATGTTGGACAAGGAACATTTACATATCAAATTGATGGGGCGGCTGGAGTTGTGGTTGATACTGCCGGGGCAGAAGGATTGTCGTCTGTCAACATACCGGGACTATCTGATGCTGTTCATACAATAGCAATTAATACTATTAATGGTGATGTTACAATATATGGTATATCGTTTGAGAAAGCAGCGGGGATATTTCCACTTTGGTTAAATTGCGATGGGAGTAAAATAGTTGAGTGGGATGATGCAAGTTATCTCAGTGACTTTTTGGCTGTTGAAACCCCTAATTTGGTAACTATATGTCTCGGTGCAAATGATGCTACTACTTTATCAAAGGCAGATTATAAGGCAGCATTGAAAGTTTTAATTGATGACGTTAAAAATAATTCAGATGCGGAAATACTTATTCTTACACCTAATGACAGGAATCCGGTTGATGCAGCAGGGTATGTTGCAAAGATGGCTGTTTTCAGATCAGCAATTTTAGAATTGGTAACAGAAGAAAGTATTGCATTCTTTGATTTAAATTTAGCATGGTATACTTATGCTCAAGCAGTAGCGTTAGGGTTATTATTTGATGATATACACCCAAATGATGATGGGTGGGAAAGTCAGGGTAATATGATTTATAAGGCAATAATGCAGGATTAATGTCGTCGGTACGCCTCTAAAAGATAAAAATGAATGAAATGGTTCAGAAAATATAAGTATTCAACTCAAAATCCAGAAGCTATTTAAAACCAACCCCTACAACCCTCAAGAATATGGAAGCCACAGATAGAACTGAGATAAGAGAAATGATCATCGGAGTACTTTCGGGTTGGCACAGCGAAACTGTATTGCGTGAGATCACCACTAATAAGTCACTTGACAAAATTGAAAAGCACCTTGAACAACTCAATGGTAAGGTAGCAAGTCATGAGAGGGAAATAGGTGAGTTAAAAATAGCAGGAGTTCAGCATATAGTAGATTGTCCTGCAATGCCTAAAATAGACGAAGTGAAAAATGACGTACAAACTGTTAAGGATGATCTGCAAGAATACCGTTTATTTAAGAAGTACCCGAAAGCAGGTATAACAGTTTTGTTTATTGCATTAGTACTTGTAGGATTTAATGTTTTTGATTTAGTTAAGAGGGTTAAGATAGTGCCAGAAACTAAAACTGAAATACAGAATCAAAAGACGCTTGAGGACAAGTTAAATTCAGTAATTTCAATAATGGATTCGTTGAAAGTATCATCGCACAGATAGTTATATTATTCACTAAAAAAGAACAAAAATGAAAAAGATGATTTTGTTTCTCACGTTATTGCTACTTATCCCGGTAGCGATCTTTGCACAAGACCATGAACCGCCCACAACATGGGTGGAGGTTGTTTCGAACTTCAATACATGGTTTGCTACTTTGGCAGGTGTGGCAGCCGTAACAGTATTCCTTGCAGGATTTATGAACACGTTGTTTAAGATAAGTAAAAAGATTTGGAAGCAGGTAGTTGCATGGGTAATTTCAATACTGATTGTACTTGCAGGAAACCTGTTTAGTATTGGGTTCGTTGCTGACTTTCCTATCTTGACGACAATCGTATATGGGTTTGCAGCCGGACTTGTGGCGAACGGATTGTTTGACATAAATGCAGTTCAAGCAATTTTAGCGTTCCTGAATATGAAGAAGGTCAAACCGTAAGGATGAAAAAGGTATTCATACTGACATTGGCAGCTATACTCTTTAGTGGGTGTAGCTGCTTGCTTTCACAAATACCGCCTCAGTATATTTATGCAGGTGCAGGTTGTGAAGCTATATTGCCTGATTACAGGACGATGATAACAGCTACCGATAACTGTGAAATAGTATCATTTGTTCAGACTCCATTGCCGGGTTATGTACTGGATGCTGCGAATAAGATTACTAATGTTACAGTTAAGGCGACAGATGCGTCAGGTAATTTCAGGCAGTTAGTGTTTTCAGTTGCATTGGTTGATACCATAAAGCCAGTTCTTACAGTTGATTCAGTATTATTTTCAATGAAGTTAGAACAGGCAAAGGAATTGTATAATGTAGCTGATAAAATCATAGCGTTCCAGATGGATGAAATGGATAGGAGAATAGCAGACACAACGTTATTTCCTGAAAGTTTATATCCGAACCTGAGAAATGTTTACGAAGATAGTACGTATTACAAAAAGACCATGCTGACATGGACAGCACCCGGATATGCATTCACAGGGAAAGGTCATAGGGTGTTTACATGGTACGATGCAGATAAGGACACAATAGTCATTCGCAGATAATGACATTAGACAGGGAATATGAAAAGAGGTTGATCGCACAACAGATCGCTTTAAAAAACAGAATGTTGTCAGCCATGAACAGATCGGTTGACGACATTTCTGTTTACCTGTCAAGGTATTCCAAGAAGTTTCCAGATGATTATGCAAAGAGGATTACCTACATAAACCGAATGAATATTAAGCGTCAAATAATGGCGCAAATGAAGCAATTAAGGCGAGAGGTGGAAGTACTATCAACTGACGGTGTAAAGAGCGCATGGATGCTTGCAACAAAGAAAAACAACCTTATAACAAAACAGTTCATTACAGGTATTCAAATCCCGGTAGGTTTGGCAAAAGCAATGTTAGGTAACAATGAAAGAGCGTTGCAAAACTATTTGAAAAATGCGAGTAAGATTGCTGAATCTGTCAAAGGATATACTGGTCTGTATCAGGAGCAGATTGAAAACTATCTGTCGTCTGGCATAATTCAGGGAAAGGGAGCAAAAGAAATTGCTACAGATTTAAAGAAGATAGCAAAAGACCCACAGTCTGAGTTTAAAGCAATGCAGAAAGCAAACCCTGATGTAAAGATACCATTTCCAAAACCCGGCGCAGGTGTTTATAAGAGTATTACAAGAAACTTGCAAAGGATAACCAGAACAGAAATAAACACAGCATTCAGACTGTCAGATTTTGAGAAAAGACAGAATATGCCGTTTGTTGTTGGTATTCAGGTTCATTTATCAGGAGCGCATCCGAAGTATGATATTTGTGACGCAATGTCAGGGTCATATCCTAAAGACTTTGTTTTTACCGGGTGGCATCCGCATTGTTTATGTTATAGTACGTCCGTACTTTGTTCAAGGTCTGAGTTTAAGTCATGGAGGGATTCAGGCATGAAGAATGAAGTTGTTAAAAGTCAGAACATTGTAACGAAAATACCGAATGTAGCAAAGAGTTATATGGACAAGACGAAAGACAAGTATAAATCTCAGTACTGGTTCCGGGATAACTTCAATGAGAGAGGGAAGTTTGTTTCTGCAAAAGAACGATTACTTAAAAATCCAGATGGTGTTAAATTACCCGGAAGTAAGTATAAAATCAATAATGGGGACTTGTCTGATTATGTAAATAAGTAATCGGTTTATGCTTAGATAAAAAAGAATTGTATATATTTGAGCAAATAATTACAGAATGAGCGAAAATTTGGAAGTTATCACAGGTTACTTTAAAGCGGTGAAACAGAACAAAGACCCAAAGAATTTCGTACAACTGAGTTATGTAGAGTATAAAGTTGTTGGAAAAGACTTATGGAAGGTTCACGCTGAGAAAGTAAAAGGAAAGGAAATCAGTATTGAGATCGTTTCCGAAACCGAACAGACCATGCCGTTCAAAAGAACATTAGTTCAATTCAAATTGAATGGGGAGTTATATCAAGCAGTTATTGTAAGAGAGAAGAAACCAGAAACCAATCCAGAATTGCTTGTTAATTGGGTAAATGAAAATGGAAAGGCAGGTATTAATCCATGCAGTATAAAAAGTCTAAGTTCAATATAACTGATACGGTATGGCACGTACTACCGGACGGTGACAGGGGTGTTATTATTGACATTCGCTATTATTTTCTACATGATTATTATGAGTACTTTGTAACATTTGGAGTAGGCAGGACAGGTTGGTTTTTAGAATCTGAACTGTCAGCTACAAGGATATTCTAAACATAGTATAAACTTTATAAAAAAGACAATGGCACTTGAAAGAACAGCAATTCAGGCAGAACTCAAAAAAAGAGGGTTGACTGAGACAAACGCAGATTTTATGACGTTTGAAACGGAAGTACAGATGCATTCATTTCTGGATTCCATAACTCCTAAAACGTACAAGACTTATGATGAAATCCTTGCAGACGAAAAGTTAAAACCTTTAGCTTTGCAGTATGGAGACAAAAGGGTTGGTGACGCAAAATCAAAATGGGAGAAAGATAATCCCAAACCCGGCAGTACGACTGAACCAGATAAACTGGCAGAGACAATTCAGAAAGCAGTTGAGGCAGCCGTAAAACCATTGCAGGACAAAGTAACGTCTATTGAAAACAAGAAAAAGACAGAAGAAAGGACTGCAAAAATAATGGGTCTTATTAAGGACGAGTTCCCGGAAGAAGTACATGAATTAGTAATGAAGTCAATTCCTGATGATGCAGATGATGCAGGTATCACGAAACTCATTGCAGATCATAAGGCTAATTTCACGAAACTTGGACTTAAAGGAATCGGTGTACCGGGACAAAGTGGTGGTGCAGGAGGGGGAGCAGCAACCGAAGATATTAAAAATTGGGGTGATAAGAAAAAAGAGAAAAAGGAAAAGGAGAAAGAAAAAATAACTAAAAAGTAATTAAAAAATGAAACTGACTTATACAGCAGCAGACGCAGTTTCGTATCCGATATTTGACCTGTCAAAGATCAAAGTAGCACAGGGAGGCTACAGCATAGATACCTCTATCCTGCCAACAGGATTGGACTATGTTTTGCGTGGTACGCTAATAACGATTGCTGACGCAACAAGACTCGCCCAGCCGTTCAAAACGACTACGGTGATAACTGGTGGCTCAACGAGCGCACCGAGAGTAACAAAAAACAACCTATTTAAGGTTGCGGACGTGGTACAGGTTGATGGAAGGGATGAAGCCCGGACAATATCAGCAATAGATACCACTACCAGTACGTCTTATGACGTCTGGACTTTAAGCGGAGCAATTACCGGGCTTACAGCCGGGGATGTTCTTATTCAGGGGTATGTTGCAGCAGTTGCACCGGGATATGGTGGAATTGTTACAGATATTGCAACCGAGTTAATGACTGTTACAGTATTTGATGCAGACTTCAATGGTGCAGCAATTGTACTGGCACAGGCAGGTGGTGACACACTTGCAGTAACTTATGCAGCAAAAGTTCTTACAATATCTCTGGCAAACGCTACTGCAAGTAAGAATACAGTTGCGCTCATTACCTCAGCAGTACAGGCTTTAGCATCTACTCAGGGCGTCGATTTTTCGGATGCAACCGTAACAGGTACAGTAACACCGGGGACAGGTGCAGTTCTTACAACCAAACAGGCTATTGCAGCACTGAATAACAGTTATGGTTACAAGAGGACACCGAATGCTATGGTACTGGAAACAGTAAAGTATGAAGGAACACCGTCTATATCAGCAGTTATACAGGCTATGGAAATGGAAGATAACAACCTTCCTTATCCTATTACGGCAGGTATAAAAACAGCGTTGGGTAGTAATTTTCATTTTAAAGCATAATTAGGAGGTAAATATTATGACACTTCAAGAATTACTATCAAACGCACAGGCATATCAGGTGTTTCTGAACACAGCAGCAGAACAATTTGATACCCCGCTATGGAGCAGGTACATGGTTGAAAAATATGTAAACAGCTTGTCATGGAAAGCATTACAGGGAACGGTAAGGGAAGTCGCAGCAGGTACAATCAAAGATTTCAGTTCCGGTAAACCAGTAAAGACACGTCCGACACTCGGACAGGCAACAGGCGATATTCCGTCAATGGGAGACCAGTGGCAAATGACCCCAAAACAGTTAAGGGATATGCTTGATATTGCAAACACAGCAAACTTTGTCGGTGCAAACCAGACACAGGTTTTGCTTGACTATCTGTTCCCGGAAGTCAGAAAGGCAGCACTTTCACCACAGAAAAGACTTGACTGGATTCTTTTGCAGTCTATTTCAACAGGTGGTGTAATAGTCAATACGACAAGCAACCCTGATGGTGTTGTCTGGACTATTGATTGGGGAATTACACCGACCCACGTATCGGTAGCAGCATGGGCAGTAGGTACTACGACCTCAGTTCCAATAACGGATTTCAGGGCAATACTTGAAACAAGACGTGCAGCCGGAATTCCAACAGCAGCAATCGCGATGAACTGGAACACATGGAATAAGATGGTTTCCAGTTCGCAGATACTTTCAAACTTAGGTATTCGCATCCAGACAGGAAATAAACTGATCGTCGCATCAGCAGTAAATACTGTAACTGTAGATATGCTGAATATCTATTTTGATTCTATCGGTTTGCCCTCGGTTATCATAATTGACGCACCGATTCGTATTGAAAGTTCAAAAGGCACGACTACTGCGGTTCAGGGATTTGCAGACGACAGGGTAGCATTCCTTCCTTCATTGGAACTTGGAGAGTTACAATGGACGTATGCAAACGAACAGAGAATTCCTGATAAGATCAAGACTTATGGTACTGTTAATAACGTGTTAGTTGCTCAGTATTTGAAAGAAAGCAATTTCTATACTGAATATGAATTCAATGCGTTTCCGGTACTTAATGCAGCAGCAGAGATTTCAATAATGCATACGGACGCCACAAGCTAAACGATGACAAACCTTCTGGCATACGAAGCAACCTATAAGAATCCAAATGGTGAGAGCGCTGAGAGGCTAACTCTCACCATTAATTCCATTGACCCGGACGGAGTTGATGATAATGAATTATCTGTAGCATACGCAATAACTGACAGAATTACGGCAAGTGATTTTTCACAAGGTTCAACATCTGAAACATTATCAGTTGATGCACGTACAATTCTTGTTAATAAAGCAAATGCTATTTTTCTGAAATACGAAGTGGTTAATCCACTTGGTCAGCACAATTCCGAAATAGATGGAAAAGTATGGTAAGGTATCCTGACACAATTACGCTAATTACGCCCGGAACGACAAGTTGGATAGACGGCAAAGCGACCATTGGTGCAGCAACAGAAGAAACTGTACAATGTGAAGTTCAGCCAGATAGTTCCAATTATGAAGAAACGATAAACGGAAAAGCGGTTGTGGCAAAATACAAAGTGTTCTTTAAAAATATCTATACAACAACAACAACAGCAAGAACGGCAAGGTACGCAAGTAAAGAGTATAACATAATGAAACCGTACATAACGCAGTTGGACGTACAAATGAAATTAGGATGAAACCCTTGTTTAATATTAAGATGGTACAGGAAGTCATGAATAGATTTCTAAAAATGACTGACGATGAAATAATTGCAACCCTGTACTATCTTGGTGAGGAGTTCGTAAATATCTGTAAAATATCAGGTAACTATATGGACAGGACAGGGAACCTGAGAAGTTCAATCGGTTGTGCGGTAATGAAAGATGGTGAGATCATTAAAAGTATTCACTATGTTAGTACACATGATGACGAAGGGAAGGGAGAGCGAAGCGGTGTTGAATTTTCAGAAGAAATACGTTCGCAATTTCCACAAGGTTATTTTTTAGTTGTTTATGCAGGAATGCATTATGCAATTTATGTGGAAAGCATAGAAAGATATAGCGTAATAAGTTCGTTTTTGCCCGATTCAGATAAGTTTGTTGAAATGTTAAGTGACTTAGCAGCATGAGTAATTTTTTTGATGCGGTAGAACAGGTGTATGAGTATATACAAGTTTCAGGAGTGACAACGCTACTGGACGGCAGGATATATCAGAACCGTTTTCCGACAGATGAAGAAACCATAGGCGAAGGCGCAGAACGTTTTATTTGCATAAATAATCTGGAAGGAAATAGAGAACAAATAGTAAATACCATACCGATAAATATTCAGGTGTTCTGTAAAGAACTTGGTTATTCGCTAATAGATCAGACAAATTTGAATTTGATTGAAAAGGCAATTGATACGGCACTTGAAAATCCGGTAGGAGAAAGTAAGGTTGGGTATTGCTCGATACAGAAGGTTTTCAGTCATGTTTTGCCTGAGAATCCGTACAGCAAGAAATACTCGCTGATGGTCATAAGGTTAAACGTAACAATAAATACGAAATGAGTGCAACTACAGTTAATTTAGGAATAGGCGTAAGAGGTTTTTATTACGCTGACGTCAATAGCGACAACTGGGTAAGGGTTGAAAATATTGTTGAAGGCTCTTTGGCTTTCACATTTACAGACCCTACGGAAACGCCATTGAACGTGGAGGATAAGGCAGACCCTATTGCCTTGTTAAGGACGAAAGACACACCAGACAGAATTGATCTATCATTTTATAATCTGTCAGCAGCCGAAATTGCTGTTTTAACAGGAGGTTCGGCAACAGGGGAAAAATATTCAAGTCCCCTGACGGTTCAGAATATCACAAAACGAATAAGAATTGTGACCGAACCGTATAATAGTTATTACATAATTTACACACTTGAAAACGCTCAGTTACTTGGCAAGCCAGCGGGTGCGCCCACGAAGAAACAGGCAGAGCAATTCAATGTAAGTTGTGTAGTACAGGCAGCAGCCAATCTAAGTGGTACAAGTATAGCACCTTACACACGTGAGGCTTGCCATGAATACGTACCATACAATCTTATTGTTGATGATACCGCTAACACACTTGCCTTTACAATTATGAAAACCGGAAGTGTATTAGGAGATTATGAGTACAGTTCAACGATCGGTGGAGCAGGGACATGGGTTCCGGTAACAACAAATCCGATAACAGGACTTACAGGAGAAATAGCACAGGCAGCTTTAGGAATACGTTGCGAGATAGGAATAAGTACCCCGCAAAAAGCGACAGCCGTACCTGATAAGGGATTCACAGCATAACATAGGGATTAGCCCGGCTCGTCCGGGCTTTCCTTTTAATAACCGTAATATGAAAGACTTAGGTGATAAAATACATGAAGCGGTTTTGAATGAACCAACGACAGTTGAGTTTATCGATAAGAAAGGCAAAAAGGTCTGGAAATTCAAAGTAGGTTTATTAAGCGTAAGGGAGGTAATACAAATATCCCAGATAGCGTACAAAATTGAGTTGAAAGATACGCACGATTTAAGGGCAATTCACGAAGCAATAAGCACACAGTCAGGCAAGGTTATATCTATCATTGCCATAATGATTAAGAGTCGTACACGAATGCCTATGATGCTTATTCGTTGGATTATTAAGAAATATTCAACCCCGGATGATTTTGTCAAGTTAATAGGACTTGTCTATACATCTATGAGCGTTAAGTCTTTTATGAATTCTATCATCCTACTGACAGGGGTGAGTCTGGTAAAGAGGGAGGAGATAATAGCCGACCAAGAACAGAAGGAGAAATTAGAGAAAGAGAAAAGCGAAAAAGCATAAATCTTTGGGAACTCATAGGTGTAGCAATGAGTCACCTGCACATGAGTTACGAAGAAGTTATGAACGCTCCACTTTTAAATGTCAGTTTGTACGTAAGTGAATCAACGCCAAGATTTGACCGGGATAAGGACGACGATGATGATACAGTTGAAATAGATACGTATTACGGCAAGGTAAAAGCAAAAAAACAATTCATAATTTAAGTCATGCCTGTAAATGTAAATGATGGTAGGTTAATGTGGGCTTCCGGGATTGATAATACCGGGCTACAAAAAGATGCAGCAGGTGGTGTTAGTATTATTCAACAGTTATCAGCAAGGATTGCACAGATAAATCCTTTTGCAATATTGGCGTCTGGTGCAGCGTTAGCATTTACTAAAATAGCGGTTGAATCATTTAAGTTCAGCAAGGAGTTTCAGGTAGCAATGACAGAGATTGCTACGATCTCAGAAAATGTAACGCAAAACTATGACAGTATTGCAGATAGTCTTTATAAACTTGCGTCAACAGGTAAGGAATCAGCAATCGGTCTTGCAAACGCTTTGTATGAAATAGTTTCATCTGGATATGATGGTGCAGATGCAATGACTGTTTTAAAAGCATCATTAAAGGCAAGCAGGGCAGGTATGATTGAAGTTCAGACAGCAGGTGATGGTGTTACAACAGTATTGAACGCATGGGGACTTGCAGCATCAGATGCAACCAGAGTGACAGATATTTTCTTTCAGGGTGTTAAACTTGGTAAGATCACATTTGATGAATTTGCAAGAGAGATTTCAGTTGTAGCACCTTTGGCAGCAACACTTGGAATAAGTTTTGAAGAAGTTGCAGCAGCAGTATCGACTTTGACAAAGAGTGGAACCCCGGCAAGTGTAGCAATGACGCAAATACGTGCAGGTATAACATCAGTTGCAGAAAATCTTGGAGCGACAATATTCCAGACGCATTCATTACAAGAATCATTTCAGATGCTTGCAGATAAGGCAGGGAATGATTTTAATAAACTTGCAAAAATGTCAGGCAGGATTGAATCTGTTGCAGGAATACTTGCAATGACAGGAGATAAGGCTAAAATGGCAATGGATGATCTTGCAACTTTTGGTGACTCATTGAATGGAGTAACAGAAGATGCAGCAAAAAAGGTTGAGGCTACAATGGATAATATGTTCGGACGCATCTCGAATAAGTGGAAACAGATGATGAAGGACATAGGCGACAGTATAAATTCCAGTAAGGGAATACTTGGTTCTTTTACATCAGGATTTGAGGGTTGGCTTGATGATATGAATAATCCTGATTTGACAGGGTTACAGAAAGTATGGAATACGATATTTGGATTTCTTGGTAAGTATCAAACAATGTCAACAGATACGACAGAACTGGTAAATAATATGTTTGATGCATTTAAAGTACAGTCAGATAAATCAGGAGGTGTAAGCAAGGAAGGTATTGTTAATGAAATGCAAAAAGTAAAACAGATTCAGGAATACATATCAGGTGAAATAGAACGTCTAACGACTGAACGGAGTAATGCACAGTCAGACGCATTAAAGGAAGATTTGCAGTTTGAAATAGATGTTCAGAATTTATCATGGTCAGCTAATAAAGATTACTATAATAAGTTGATGGATTTGTTTAATAATTATCAGGCGCAAACAAAACCAGAACCAAGTCCAGATAAGGTTGTAATACCATTTGATGTTGAGAAATTCAAAACAGATATTGATAATGCGAAAGTGATCTATGAAGATTATGAAGGTGCTATAATTGCAGGTGCAGGGAAAGGTGCGGATGAAATATTAAAACAACAGTTAAAAGGACTTCAATCAGTAAAAACAAATGCTGAAGGTTATGGCACTACATTCCTTAAATTCCTTGAAGCATTAATTCCTGCATATAAGAATAACGTTCAAGCATTGACTGAGATAGGTAAGGCAGGAGGGAAAGAACTCAGGGATGCGCTTAATGAGATCAATAAAGTACCAGTTCCTAAAAATGAACAGGTAAAAGCATATATCCCGGCTACTAAAGAAATTGATAAACAGAAACTTATACTGAAAGATGTTGCTAAGGAGCAGGAGAAAATTAACGCACTTATAAAACAGGCACAATGGAAGCAAGCCAAAGAAGATATTTTGAAAATGTCTGATGCATTAGAAATCATGGCATCCGGCTTGGGTCAGCTTGAATTAATGCAAGGTGAAAAACTACAGGACACTCAGGATTTAATGCAAGGAATAAGTGGTATTGCAAGTGGATTAATAACCGGCAACCCAATGAGTATAATTTCTGGTGTGATTGGTTTATTAAACTATGCAACAAGCGAAGAAACAATATCAAACGTAGAAAGACTTTCCAGTACGCTTGATGCATTGCAGGGCAATTTAAAACTTTATCAGAATTTACTCAACGATCAATATGGTGCTGATTTTTTAATTACAC